TGGTCATCCGCGCTCGATTTGTGCCTAGCGCCAGAAAATCTGGACCCTTAACGTCTTTTCCAGCCTAGGCTGAAGCAGTTAACGAATAATCCGTTGCTGATTACGCCGTCTGATTTAGCAAGGCTTAAAGGTGTTTCTCTGCCTGCGGTTTCTCAACGCATCAAGCGCGGGGGATTGGCTGAGGCTGTTGTGGAGGTCGACGGTAAAAAGCTCATTCATAAGGACAAGGCGCTAGAGCTCTGGGATATGTCACGCATTGGGCGTCCGCCTGCGGGGCTAGTCGATGCGACCAAGCAGCCGCATGATGTAGCTGCTGCGCTTGTCGAGTCGACGCCGTCCGAAGCGGTCCCCCCGTTGGCGGTGTCTAAGGCAAAGCGCGAGTTCTACCTGGCGGAATTGGCACGGCTCCAGGTTGAGCAGCAGAGCGGGGAGCTCCTGGCTGCTGACGCTGTCAAGGCGTCTGCTTTCGCTATGGGTCGTGCCATCCGTGAGGGGTTGGCGAACCTGGCTGATCGGTTGAGTTATGAGCTTGCGGGCGAAAGCGACGAGTCGGTGATTAACAAGGTTTTGACTGATGAGCACCGGCAGGTGTTGGAAGAACTTGCAAAGGTCACGGCATGAATTCATGGGAAACAGGATTTACCGACGGGCTGAGACCAGATGAGCCGCTGACGGTTAGCGAATTTGCCGACAAGCACATCAGGCTCAGTTCAAAATCAAGCGCAGAACCCGGGCCGTGGCGAACTAGCAGAACGCCATTCTTGAGAGAGGTGATGGATGAGTTGAGCGCCGGCAGTTTGACTGAGCGTGTTGTGCTTATGTTTGGAGCGCAGACCGGGAAAACTTCCGCAGGGCTGAACTGGCTTGCCTACTTGATAGCGCACAACCCGGGGCCGGTTTTGTGTGTCCAGCCGACTTTGGAGATGTGCAAGCGCTTGTCAAAGCAGCGGCTAGAAGATCTGATCAAAGACACGCCGATTGTGAATGAAAAGATTGCGCCGGCACGCGCGCGAGATAGTGACACGACACTTTTTAGTAAGACCTTCCCCGGCGGGATCATGCTCCTAACCGGGGCCAATAGTCCAACGGGACTCAGGTCTGCTCCTTGTAAGAACATCTTCCTTGATGAGGTCGACGCGTACCCCGTCACCGCAGAAGGTGACGCCATCGAGCTTGCAATTAAGCGCGCGTCGACGTTTTCCAAGCGAAAGATCCTAATTACGAGCACCCCGACGATTAAGCACTTTTCCCGCGTTGAGGCTGAATATGAGCGCAGCGATCAGCGCCGCTGGTTTATACCTTGTCCCCACTGCGGCTGGGAGCAGGTGCTGAGGTTCCCTCAGCTGAAATGGGAGAAAGATCGGCCTGAGACTGCTGAGTATGAATGCGAGAAATGCGGGGAACGATTCGGCGAACGCTGCAAAACTGAACTGTTGCGGAAAGGCCGCTGGCTAAGAACAGGGCCAGAGAGTCGCAAGGTTGCAGGCTTTCATCTTTCGTCGCTTTGTTCGCCTCTGGGTTGGTTGAGCTGGGCTGAGCTGGCGGACGAATTTCTACGTGCGAAGAACAACGCGGCGACCCTGCAGACGTTTGTGAATACCCGCCTTGGGGAAACTTTCGAGCCTGACCATGTGGCCAAGGTCAGCGCAGAGGGCCTGCTGCAGAGGGTTGATGATTACGCAGAAGGGACAGTGCCTGTTGATGTTGTCCTGATCACGCAGGGCGTTGATGTGCAGCAGGACCGCCTAGAGATCTCGACCTGGGGATGGGGGCCAGGTGAGACGGCCTATCTCATCGATCATCAGCAGCTGTGGGGTGATCCGATCCGTCCTGAGGTGTGGCAACAGCTAGACGCACTGATCACTACTGAGTGGCAACGAGTGGATGGCTACAAGCTGCGCTCAAAGGCAACGGCTGTTGATTCTGGATTTATGACGGCGACCGTTTACCAGTACGCGCGCGAGCGGCAAGCCTTGGGAGTAATTGCCATTAAGGGCCAGAGTCAACGGAACAAGCCGCCTCTAGGTAAACCCGTTCGCGTCGACATCAACCGCAAGGGCCAGACGCTTAAAAAGGGCGGGACGGTTTACCCGGTTGGTTCTGACACGATCAAATCGCTGCTGATCGGTCGGTTAAAGATCACAGAGCCAGAGGTAAAAGGCTCCCTGCATTTTCACCGCACGACATCAGAGGAATATTTCAAACAGTTGACAGCCGAAAGGCAGCAAAGAAAGACAAGTAAGACAGGGGTTGTCAGCTATGAATGGGTCTTGACGCCGGGGATGCGCGCTGAGGCTCTTGATTGCATGGTGTACGCCTACGCGGCAGTGCATCGCTGCTATCAGTTATTTGACCGCCGGAGCATCTGGGATCAGATGGCTAAGCGTGTTGTAGGCGAAGATAAGACCACACAGCGCCCGATAACTAAACTGCAGCAGGCGTCAGCGTCTAATTATGTCGAGAACTGGTAGAGCTAATGGGCGCTGCTGATTTCCCCTCAAAATTCACAGCCGGGGAGACGATCCGCTGGCGTTTGTCGGCGGGTAAAAACCATCTAGGTGAGGATGTCTCAAATTCCGACTATGCCCTGACGTATTACTTGCGCACCAATCGTGACGGGCAAGGCAAAACAGTCACGGGCACTAACTACAGCACGGGGTGGGAGTTTGTTCTGACGTCTGCTGAGTCTGTCGGCATGGATTCCGGGGACTGGGAATTCCAGGCCATAGCCACAAAGTCTGACGACACGGTGGTTTTAGCTAAAGGCCGTTTTCAGGTCTTGGCCTCGCTGTCCTTTACAGGGACTAGCGGTGCACATGATCCACGGACAGACACTGAAAAGGAACTCGATCTATTCGTTGCTGCTATCAATGCGCTTGGCACTGACAAGACAAAGCAATTCACGATCGGGGCCAGAACCTTTTCACGGATCGATCTACCGGATTTGATCGCGCGCGAATCACAATTAAGGGCACGTCTGTGGCGAGAGCGTCGCGCCGATCTGAAGGCTCAGGGCCTTGGCGATCCCAACCGTCTGCATGTGAGGTTTTAAGCCATGGGTCTGCGCGCAGCATGGGCCGCCCTGTGGGGGCAGCCGCAGCCAGTGCCACGGCGTCGGATGTATGCCGGGGCTAATACAGGCCGCCTAGCTGCTGGTTGGGTGACCAGCACCACATCGGCTGATCAAGAGATCAAGCACAGCATTAAACGGCTACGCGCGCGTAGTCGACAGCTAGTCAGAGACTCTGATTGGGCCCGCGGTGCTGTCCGTCTTGTGCGTAATCAAGTGATCGGGCAGGGCGTGCGGTTACAGGCCCAGGTGCGTAAACAGCGCGGCGGCCGGCTGGATGATCGCGTCAACCGCGTGATCGAGGAGGCATGGGCTGACTGGTGTAGGCGTGATTCTTGCGATGTCGCAGGCCTGCTGAGCTTTGCCGGCATCGAACACATGATCGCAACGGCTATTGCTGAATCAGGCGAGGTTTTCGTGCGACTGGTCCGCCAGCCGTTCGGGCGTTCTGTGATCCCGCTTGGCTTGCAGATCTTTGAAGCTGATCAGTGCGATGAGGAATTCAACGGCCCGCTACTTGCTGCTGGTAACGAATGGCGCATGGGTGTAGAGGTCGACCGCTATGGCAGGCCGCAGCGTTACGCGTTCCATAGCCGCCACCCTGGAGATTCAAGCTTTCACGTCAAGCGGGGGGCTGATGCAAAGCACCTGTTACTCGATGCTAAGGATGTAGTTCATCTGTTCTCACAGGATGGGCTGAGGCCTGGCCAGACGCGCGGCGTCCCGATGATGGCCAGCGCGCTAAACACATTGCACCACCTGCAGGGCTTCCAGGAGGCGCACCTAGTGCGCAAGCGGGCGGCATCAGCGCTAATGGGCTTTATCCAGAGCCCAGAAGGTGAACTAGACCCAGGCGGTGAGGTCTACGACAACGAAAGGGTCACATCGTTTACCCCTGGAACGTTTTCTTACTTGGCACCGGGTGAATCTGTGCAGGTGCCAAACCTGGACGATGACGCTGATTTTGAGCCGTTTGTCCGTCAAATGCTGCGCTCTATGGCGTCTGGCTTTGGCGTTTCGTTTGAGCTGCTGAGTTCTGACTACAGCCAGAGCAACTACAGCAGCAGCAGGCTTTCACGCCTTAGCGATAAAGACACCTGGCAGGCCTTTCAGACCTACTTACGCGAGACGTTCTATCAACCTGTATTTGAGGAATGGCTAAAGCTTGCCGTCTTGTCTGGAGTGGTGAGCCTGCCCACCTATGAAACAGAGCCGCAACGGTTCCAACGTGTGCGCTGGGTGTTCCGGGGTTATTCGTACGTTGACCCACAGAAGGAGGTGCAAGCTAGTGCTGATGCGGTGCGGGCAGGATTTAAGACGCTGTCTCAATGTATTAGCGAGCAGGGCGGTGATTTTGAAGAGGTGATGCGCCAACGCGCTCAGGAGCTGGAGCTAGCAGAAGAGCTAGGGCTGAATTTTGACACCAGCACCCCTTCAATGATTGAACCTGCCCAGGCAGTGAATCAGCCAGCAGAGACTGACAAGAGCTCTTATCAATAACATGATCTCAGCAAGCTGATGATCCATGACAGAAGAGCAAACAACGCCGGAGGCCATAGAGGCACCACCGGCGGATGATCAGCGCGAAACTCACGAGCTATACAAGCGCGCGGGGGAAACTACATTTCGCAGCGTTGATGAGCGAGTTTTTGAATTTAGTTTCTCTTCTGAGTTCCCTGTTCAGAGATCTTATGGGAATGAGGTCCTTTCCCATGAGCCAGGAGCCATGGATGCAAGCCGCCTAACAGGGCAGGCGCCGTTGCTGTTCAATCACGACATGGATCGGGTGATTGGTGTTGTGGAGCGGGGCTATGTGGACAAAGACAAGAAAAAAGGGATCGCTAGGGTCCGATTTTCGCGTAATAGCTTCGCGCAAGAGGTGCTTAATGACGTGCGTGATGGAATTATGAGTTCCGTCAGTGTTGGCTATCGGATCAACGAAATGGAAGAGCGCGGTGATGATTTTGTCGCCACCAAATGGTCCCCTTACGAAATCAGCGTTGTGGCGTCCGCTGCAGACCCGCGCGTTGGTTTTGGTCGTTCTTTAATAGAAGAAACTAACCTGTCCGAAGGCAGTGCAAATGCACAACCTGCGGCAGAAGTCGCACCACCTAATCCCGTTGAGGATCGAACAGTGAACACCACCCCAGACCTTGAAGTGGTGCGCGCTGAGGCCGAAAAAAAGGCCCTCAGCAACGAGCGCGCCCGCGTCGCATCTATTCGTCAGCTATGCACTGATCATGGATTGCCCAAGCTTGGCCAGCATGCAGAAGAGAATGGCCTGAGCATTGAAGAGACACGGGAGCTCGCTCTTAAAGAACTGCGCAACAAACCTGTCGAGACTGTTGCTCCCGTCGACCTAGGCGGCGCACAGCGTGAGACAAAGGTTGACTACAGCGTGGTCTCAGGGCTTCTAGCCGCTGCCCGTAGTGATTGGTCCTCCCGTGAGGCTGGGTTCGTCCGTGAGATGAGCCAAGAGATCGAACGCAAAGGCGGCGTCACGCGCACAGCTGAGCGGTCATTCTTTGTCCCTTATTCCGCGCTGGGTAAACGCGCCACACACGTGACGTCGACGGCTGGAGCGGGCGGCAATTTGGTTGCCACTGATCTGCTGGCCGATGAGTTCGTCGAGAGCTTGGCCAACAATGAGGGCGTCATGTCAATGGGGCCTCGCATCTTGTCGGGCCTAGTTGGCAATATTGACATCCCGCGCCGTTCTGGGGTTTCAACTGCCTACTGGCTGTCATCAGAGACAAGCAGGATCACGCAGTCAGAAAGTACGTTTGACCAAGTGTCAATGGCGCCAAAGCAATTGGCGGCTCTTAGTAAGTTCTCGCGACAGACTGTGCAGCAGACAACGCCAGGCATCGAGGATCTGGTTCGCTCTGATCTAAATAGAAGCATTTCCCTTGCCTTAGATCTGGCTTTGCTGAATGGTTCAGGTTCGAGCGGTGAACCAACCGGCATTTTGAACACCACCGGAATCGGCAGTGTTGCCATGGGGACTAATGGCGGAAATATCACCATGGAGGCGGTGATTGACCTAGAGAATGAGCTAGGCCAAGACAATGCCCTGACCGGCAATCTTGGTTATCTGACCAATACCAAAGTAATGACGCAGCTTAAGAAACTGCGTGCTGGCGGTTCTGCCGCTGGTGATGGTGTGTTCCTTTACAACACGGACCTTTCAGCCATTGGCCGCGGCCCAACTCCTGGTGCCATCAACGGTTACCCAATCAAGACCAGTGGTCAGGTCCCGTCGAATCTGACCAAAGGCACAAGCAGCAGCAACTGTTCCGCCATGCTTTATGGCAACTTTGATGATTGCGTCGTCGGCCTATGGGGGTCAGGTGTTGAGATCACGGTTGGAGAAGATATGGACGATTTTTCCAAACTTCTGCAATCTGTTCGCGCTGTAACAACCATGGACATGGTTGTCACCCGTGCCGAATCGTTCGCTGCGATTCTCGACATCACCGCCTAATCCATCCTCTCAGGGGCCCTGCGGGGCCCCCTTTTTCTTATGTATGTTCTGATGACACGTGCCTGCGTTGTGCAGGGCCAGCCTGTAGAGCCTGGCAAGGCCTATGAATTCCCCATTGACATCGCAAACAAGCTGATTGCAATGGGCCGCGCTGTTGAGGGCAAAGCACCAGCCAAACCAAAGCGCAAGGCTGCTGATGTGGATAAGTGAATCTCTGGCCCCTTTCCTTAAGGAGGTGGGGGTTTTCGCTGAGGCAGGCACAAAGTCAGGCTGGGGGATTCTTGATATGCCCTCTCAGGTGCTAGTTGGCGAGGTGATCATGAGCACCGATTACAGCTTCATCTGTGAGGCGTCTGTCTTTGGAGCCCTGACGGCGGGCGCATCCATCACCGTTGATTCAGTGGCCTATACGGTGCGCGAAGCGCGTCTGCAAGATGACGGGACGCTCTGTGAGCTATCACTGCAGAAATCATGACAACACGCCGCGAAAATATCCTTGACGGCGTTGTAGCCGCTTTGGCTGGTACAACGGGCGTCAGTACGCGGATTTACCGCAGCCGGGCTGTCGCACTGAGCAGGGCTGAGACACCCGCGTTAATTGTTGAATGGTCGACAGATACGCCTGACCGCGTCAGTGCTGGAACGTCCTTGTCTTGGGATCTGACGGTGACTGTGTCTGTTGTTGTAAGGGGCGACAAGCCCGACGAAATAGCAGACCCCATCATTGAAAGCCTGCACAACAAAATCACAGGTGATGTGACATTAAGCGGCTTGTGTTTTGACGTTGTGCCCGGGCCTCATTCGCTGCAGATTGTTGATGCTGACCAGCCTGCAGGTGTAGTCGGTTGTGAATATGTGATCAGGTATAGAACGCGTGAAACGGACCTATCGCAAGCTGCCTGATTACAGTGTGCCTATACGTCTGCGCAGTGGTAGAGCATGCAGAGAACAGCAACGGCCCTGCTGCTGACAGGGATTGAGAGCACCTATGGGACAGCAATTGCCATCGGCAGTTGCTCCAAGGTGGTTGCAAAAAGCCTGGAAGTCCAGCCGCTCCAGGCTGATGTGATCGACCGTGAGCTGATTCGTGGATATACGGGCAGCTACGACCAGATCTTGACCAATAAGACAGTTTCATTGACTGTTGAAGTTGAGCTGGCCGGCCCTGGCGGTGCTGGTCAGCCCATAGTTGTTCCCCAATGGGATGCTCTGATGCAGGCCTGTGGTCATTCTTCCACCTTGTCTGATTCGACCTTGGTAGGAGATGGCGATTCCACAAACGACACGGTCACGTATGAGCCGCAAAACCTCAGCAGCCTTGCCAGCATCAAAGCGCTGACGATTTACTACCTGCTAGACAACGTCCAGCACAAGGTCACAGGCTGCCGTGGGTCGTTTAGTTTGTCTTGCGAAGTCGGCGCAATCCCCTCGATCACGTTCTCAATGCAGGGGATTTATCACGAGCCAACAGCGGTGACCCCTCCAGGCGGAAGTGAGCCTGACTATGCCGTCGCGGAAGCATTCACAAACGCCAACTCATCAGGTTTCATCGTTCACGGTCAAACTGCAGCGGCTCAGTCTTTTAGCTTTGATCAAGGGGCTTCTGTGGTGTATCGCTCCTTAGTGGGTGGACCTGAGGAAGTCTTGATCACGGACCGGCGCTCGGAAGGATCCTGCACTATTGAGGCCCCTGGGGGTTCTGTAACTGCCGCTTATTTTGCCAAGGCAACCGGCGAGATCACCGGCAGCACGTCCTTTGTTCATGGGGCTACACCTAGAAATCGCGTCAAGTTCACAGCGGCGCGCACTGATTTAGGCCTGCCTAGCTATTCAGACGACAACGGAATTCAGATGCTGACCCTGCCATTCCGCGCGCTTCCTTCTACTAGCGGGTCTGATGAATACAAAATCGAGGTTTACTGATTGACGGCTAGTGTGGGCGTACTAGAGCTGACTCTATGGCTTTAATTCGCAAGAAAACGAGCAACGTGCTGACCCCTGTGAGTGTCAGCACGCCGCAGGATGGTGGCGGATTTACTGAAGAAACACTGCAGGTCAGGCTTTCGATCATCAAGCGCTCCAGGTTGCGCGAGATCATTGAGCAGACCCAGACCGGCGATTTAAGCGATGATGACATTGCGCGTGAGCTTGTGGTTGGTTGGGAAGACTATCTAGACGAAAGCGGGCAGCCCGTGGCCTTTTCTTATGAGGCTCTAGAAGAGCTTCTAGAGAATCCTTTCGTCCCTAGTGCCATTGCCTATGCAGTGGTGAATATGTATTCCGGCGACGGGGCGAAAGCAAAAAATTAAAGGGCGCCGCTGAGTATCTGCTTGGTGGCGATCAGACTGCAAAGCTTAGGAAGGATGCGGCCGCCTGGGGGGTCAACCTAGACCTCAGCCAACACGCTCAAGATTTTGAAGTGTGGGATGAGCATCTGCCGGCGGTTGAGTGTTTTCTGAGGTGCCAGACTCAGTGGCGGGTCAGTGCGTCGGGGGTTGTTGGCCTTGATTACTCGGCAGTACGTTGGATCTTTAAGCTGTATGAGGTGAAAGACCACGCCGACGTGCTGGAGGATCTGCAGATCATGGAAGCGGCCGCGGTTCAAATCATTAACGAGCGGGGCAGCAAATGAAAGAGACGTTCAGGCTGCTAATCGATGCCAAGACCAAAGGTGCGAACAACATCAAGCGGCTTGGCAATTCCATGCAGGGCCTGCAGGGAAAGGTCAAAAATGCTGGGTTAGCAGTCCAAGGGCTTAGCAAAGCCTTCGCAGTTCTTGGCGTTGCGATGGGCGCAGGTGTGTTTGCTGCATCAATAAAGAGCGCCATTGATCAAGCCGACGCAATGGGCAAGCTCAGCACGCGGACGGGGGTTGCTGCAGACAAGTTGCAAGCGTTTGTTAATGCTGGAAAACTTGCCGATGTCTCACAATCACAGTTAACGTCAGGCCTGCGCGTTTTTGCCCGTACACAGGCAGAAGCTGCAGAAGGTGTTGCCACTTATGCTGACGCGTATGCAAAACTAGGGGTCAGCGTCAGTCGTCAAGATGGCAGCCTAAAAGCTTCTGATCAGTTACTGGGTGAGATTGCCGACAAGTTCGCAGATTTACCCAATGGTCCCGAGAAGGCCGCAGTTGCAATGGATATTTTTGGGCGAAGTGGCGCTCAGATGATTACTTTGCTGAATGGCGGGTCTGAGTCACTGGAGCGATTTAATTATGAGCTGAGTGAGAACTTTGCGCAGAATGCAGAATATTTCAACGATCAAATAACAGAGCTAGGGATAAAGTTTGAAGCCTTTAGAATGCAACTGATGGATGCGCTATTGCCGGCGCTGAATGCCATCATGGAAGTCTTTTCTGACCTGTTCAGTACAGATCAGGACTTCAATGCGTTGTTCACTGTCATCACGGCTGGCGTCCGTGGCGTTGCTGCAGTGGTGCTGTCGTTAGTTGCGGCTTTCAGGTTTTTTGCCCGCACACTCACTGATCTAGTAAAGATCGCCGATGCTGTCCGCCGCCTTGATTTTGGAGCTGCTAAAGACATTGCGGCTCAGGGTCTTTCTGACACAAGAGCTCAGGCCGTTAAAGATTTTGCAGGGCTTGGAAAAGTCCTTACTGGTACCAGTGAAGCCGGTGAAAGCTATTTCAACCGCAGCAGTGGCGAATTTACCCGTCGGGCTGATGCTTCTGCACAAGCTTTAGGATCACGTGCAAGCGCTGAAAGGGCCCGGCTAGAGCAGGGCATATTAAATGCCCGTGAAAAGCAACTAGAAGCTGCAGCGGCTGCACTGACGGCTGACCGTGAACAGATTAGAAACCTGCAACAGCGCCTAAGCGCCGCCAACTTAGAGCAGCAGATCCTGCTAGAGACAGATGCAATTAAGCGCATCCAGCTCGAATCCGATCAACGCAGGAATGCGCTGTATACAGAGCATGCCCGGCAGATGCAGGGCGGCGTGAGCATTGAACACTCTCTGGCTGCAGCGAAGCTGCTGCAGGTTCAGCTCACCAATGAAAATATAGAAACGCAGCAGCAGCTCGCTGAAGCAATAGCCAACACAAAGGAGGAATCAAAATCTTTTGATCAGTCGTTCCGTGATGGCTTAGAGCAGATGGGTAATTTGGCAGAGAACCTAGGCAACCGACTCAGTTCTGCTGTTGGCGAATTTAGCGACGCGTTCACAGATTTCTTAATCACTGGTAAGCAAAGTTTTCAAGAATTTGCAGCATCACTGCTGTCTGATCTGTCGCGTGTTTTCATGCGCTTTGCCATGATCAACGCCCTAAAGGCTGTGATTAGTAACGCCGACGGCAACGTTTTTCAGGGCGGCTCAGTCGTCCCTTATGCAAAGGGCGGCATTGTGCGGCGGCCAACGTTGTTTCCTATGGCTAATGGCTTGGGCTTGATGGGTGAAGCCGGCCCTGAAGCTGTCATGCCCCTTAGGCGCCATGCGAACGGCCGTCTAGGTGTTGAGGCTTCAGGCGGGGCCGGTAACGTGGTTGTGAATGTTGACGCGCGCGGAACGCAAGTTGAGGGCGACAATGCGCGCAGCCGTCAGCTAGGCGATGCCATCGGTATTGCCGTCAGAGAGGAGCTGATTTCACAAAAACGGCCCGGAGGTCTTCTCAGCTGATGACAAGCACATTCCCAGCCATTGCACCTGCCCTAGGGGCTACAAAAAAGCGCCAACCGACTCAGAAGAGGGTCCAGTTCGGTGATGGCTACGAACAGGTTTTGAGGTGGGGCTTAAATCAAAACCCCGCAGAGTGGACTTTGACGTTCCGCAACATCAC